GAATTCTTATAGTTCTGGTGCCGAACTGCAAATGACTGTTATTCAGAGCCGTCATTAATGCCGAAAGCTCGTAATTATAAGCGAGAATATGCCCTATCTCAATCTAGTACAAAATCCAAAAAGGATCGTGTAGCTAGAAACCGTAATCGTAGGCACGCAGAGAAGGCCGGGCGGGTTAGAAAGGGGGACGGAATGGATATTGACCACCGTGACGGAAACCCCCGTAATAACTCATCTAAGAACCTTAGAGTGGTTAGTAGAAGTAGGAATAGGTCCAAGAAGTAGTGGCACAGCTTACTCAATCTGAGAAAAAACGTGCATATAATCGCTCCTATTATAGGAAAAATAAAGATGCTATGTACGCTAGCAATCTCAAGTGGAGGCAAGCGAATAGAGAAAAAATTAATGCGTGCAGTCGCAAAAACTACTATAAAAATCCTGTAACTAATCTGTTCATTAATGCTAGATCAAGGTCTCGGGAGAAGGGTATAGAGTTTACTATTACTAAAGAAGACATTGTAATCCCAAAAACTTGTCCATTGCTAGGAACTCCTATTAAAATTGGTGGTGGTGATTGGGCTCCATCGCTAGATAGGATTAATGGTGATCTTGGTTATGTTCCGGGTAATGTTATGGTTGTAAGCTTTCGGGCAAACTATATCAAGTCTAACGCTACCTATCAAGAACTTGAAATTTTAGCGGCCAACTTAAAGAAAATTGTGAAAGGGTAATCAAATTCCAACTTCTGGGACTACATCTTTTTCGCCCGACATAATCGAGTTAATAGAAGAAGCATACGAACTTGCTGGCTCTGAATTACGTACTGGCTATCAATTAAAAACAGCTAGGCGAAGTTTAGATCTTCTCTTAATAGAGTGGTGTAATAGAGGCTACAACCTATGGCTAGTCGATCAAGAAACAACCACCACTGTTTCCGGCACAGCCTCCTATACCCTAACAGCCTCCACCGTTGATGTTATTGAAGCTAATGTTTTGGCGTCTGGATCTAATGCAGAATACCAATTACAGAGAATATCTGCAGTGGATTACATGCACATTCACAACAAATCCACCACTGGTCGTCCATCACGTATTTGGGTTGACCGGCAGCTTGCAGGGCCGATAGCTTATCTATGGCCTGTACCTGATGCCGCATATACATTGAAATATTGGCGCTTGCGCCGCATTGAAGATAGCGGCTCTTCCACAGCAACCCCCGACATTCCGTTTAGATTTCTTCCGGCACTAACCGCAGGTCTAGCCCATAAACTAGCTGCTAAAATACCGGAAGCAGCAAATAGAGTGCCTTTTTTGGAAGCTGAGTTTGAGAAGCAGTTTAATCTAGCTGCAGATGAAGATAGAGAAAAAAACAGTCTTTTCATTAGACCATATATAAGGGGCTGCTAGTGCCTAGATATGCTAGAGGTCTGCTGGCATATGGCTTCTGCGATAGATGTGGCCAACGATATCCTATTAGTGAATTGAATTACCAGATTATAGATGGATTTAGAAGTAATTTACTGGTCTGTCGCAATGATATGGACATAGATCATGAACAACTTAGAACTGAAACTGTAAGAACTGATGATGCAATTGATATCAAAGATCCAAGACCTGATCTATCGCTGGAAGAGAGTAGGGCGTTTTCTGGTTTTAACCCAATTGTTGATTCCACTCTAAGAGCTTCCACAGGAACCGTCACGGTAACAACAACATGACATATGCAGAACTAATTGCCCTAGTACAAAATACAGTGCAGAGTTCTGAAACTAACTTTGTCGCAAACCTTCCAGATTTTGTAAAAGCTGCAGAATCTGATGTGTATCTCAACACACAGATACCAGATCTGCGTAAAAATCAGCAAGGCACACTTACAGCCAGTAATGAATATCTATCAGCCCCAACAGACTACCTTTCCACATATAGCTTGGCAGTAATAGATTCTGGTAATCATTATTATCTATTTAATAAGGAAGTGGATTTTATTAGGGAAGCTTACCCCGCGCGACTTACAACTGGCAGACCAAGATTTTATTCTCTATTTGACGACGACACATTCCTATTAGCTCCAACTCCAGACTCTGGATACACTGTTGAGCTACATTATTTCTATAAGCCTGAAAGTATAGTGACAGCGTCTAGTTCTTGGTTGGGCACTAACGCACCAAACGCTCTTCTATATGGCACTCTTGTTCATGCATACACTTATCTTAAGGGTGAGCAGGATGTGATGCAGATGTATGAGAGCCATTTCCAGAAGGCTATTGAAGCTCTGCAAATACTTACTGAAGGCAGAGCCCGTAAAGATACATATCGTCAGGCTAATGCGAGAATGCCGGTATGAGTATAGTTCAGGCAGTTTGTACATCATTCAAGAAAGAACTGTTCACTGGAACACACAACTTCACAGCAGATACTGGCGATACATTCAAGATGGCCCTGTATACAAGTGACGCTTCACTTGGTGCCTCAACAACAGCATACACTACCACAGAAGAGGTTGTTGGAACCGGCTACACTGCAGGCGGCACTACTCTCACCAATATAACCCCGTCTAGTTCCGGCACAACTGCTTATATAGATTTTGATAATGCAACTTGGCCATCATCTACAATCACTGCAAGAGGTGCTTTAATCTATAATAGTAGTCAGTCCAACAAAGCAGTCGCTGTTATAGATTTTGGGACAGATAAAGCAAGCTCTTCTTCCACATTTACAGTCAGCTTTCCAGTAGCTGATTCTTCCACAGCAATTATCAAGATAAAATAGGAGAACTACATGGCTACAGCATCAGAAATCAAATCCGGCATGGACGAGATCGCCAGTCGCATCGCGGAACAGCGGGCGGTCGTGGCGAAGGCCAAGAGCAACGCGCAGATCGCTAGTGCCGCGCTTGCGGCGATTATTACCGACTTCGCAGACGTGATTGCGACCATTGACGGTTTCGCAGCTAATTCTACCGACTATTTCGAACGACTGGCGAAGGCCGAGAAAGCCAAGCTCCAGTCCGAATTCGTCGCGCTCAAAGCGGTCGCGGATAGCATCGTCGCCGCCTGATGACCGCGCTCGTTCTTCCACGGTTTGTCATGCCTGATCCGTGGCGGTTGCTGCGTCCGCTCAAGCTGGACGGCCAGTGGTCGCCGCGTCAGCGCGTCCAGTTTCAGGACGCTGATCCGGGCGTTCATAGCATCGGGCCTGATCCTTACTACGAGGACAAGAATGTTTATGAAATAGCCACAGGATTAGGACTGTCATCTGGCTTGAAGCTTGCGCTGGACGCTGGTGCCGCTTCGTCATATGCGTCTGGACAGTCTTGGCTCGACTTGACCGCTAACGGTTATGATTTTTTTAGGGGTTCTACAGGGTCAACCGAAAGCACTGACCCGACATTTAACGGATCGTCTGGTGGGCTGTCCTTGTCGGAATATTGGTCCTCAGATGGTGGGGATTATTTCACCTACGATTCATCTAATGAAACATGGATGAATAAACTGCACAAGAACAATGCGAAGTATTCCATTCTAGTTGGACTCTACCACGGAGACACTCTTGGCATACCTTACGCTTTGTTCGTCACTCAAAACGCCGGAGGAAATAGCGTAGGCATTTCAGTATGGATACAAAATTACGGGCTGATCTGGCGCTGGGGGAATGGAACTTCTGGCGGATCGAAGGGGCATAATACTATAAGTAATGACAGGTACACCATTGCTGGGGTGTCAGTCGACGAATCAAGCGCAACGGGCGGGTGGGCGATGGCGAATGGGGATTTTACAAATTTTAATCCAACTTATACGTCTCCCAGCACGGCCTCATCTGCTGCGACGCTGTCAATAGGCTCTTTCGAAGGGCTGTATCCTATGCCAAGCGCGGCGAAATACTATTTCGTTCTTGCTTGGGAGGGGGTGGCTCTTAGCAAAAGTCAGATGACCGCAGCATATAATGCATTAAGGCTTAGGCTCGGGATATGAGAATTCCTTCCGGCACCACCAACCGATATATCTACTTCGTCGCGGTAGACAGCGCTGACCTTTCGACGCGCGAAACCGGCCTGAGTTCGTTCACGGTCTATTATGAGATTGCTAACGGCACGGCGACGGCGATGACCACGCCGACTGTGACCGAAGCCGATGCCACCAATATGCCGGGCGTTTATTCGCTGCTGATTGACGAAAGCGGCATGACGACGCTAACAAGCGGACACGATACGGCTGAATTGGTTCTGCACATCACGCAAGCGTCGATGGCTCCCGTTACGCGGGTCATAGAGATTTATAGGGTCAAGGCAACCGAAGGAAACACGCTCGACGTAACGTCCACGGGCGCTGCCGGTATCGACTGGGGGAACGTCGAAAACCCGACAACGGCGGTCAATCTGTCCGGCACGAACATCGACACCGATCAGGTAGTAGCATCCGTCACTGGCGCAGTTGGCTCGGTAACGGGCGCAGTCGGTTCTGTCACGGGTAACGTCGGTGGCAACGTAACAGGTTCTGTCGGGTCGGTTGCCGCAGATGGCATCACCGCCACGTCGATTGCCGCGAACGCCATTGACGCAGACGCTTTGGCGGCAGACGCCGGAACCGAGATCGGAACAGCAGTGTGGGCCACGGCGACACGGACGCTCACGGCTGGAACCAACATCGTCCTTCCGGCCAACGGGCTATCGAACGTAACCGCATGGACGGTTGCCATTACCGGAGACATCACCGGCAACCTGTCTGGTTCGGTCGGTTCGGTCACAGGCACCGTCGGCGGTATCGCTGGAACGATTACCACGCTCGACGCTCTCGACACCGCGCAAGACAGCCAGCACGCTCAAACTCAGTCGGATATAGCCGCGCTTAATAATGCTCCTGCGGTTACTGCTTCTTCTATTGCCGATGCGGTATGGGATGAGGTTAGAAGCGGGCATGTTACTCAGGGAACATATGGTGAAAGCTTTAGCGTGATTGTTAAAGGAACTGTTTCTAATGCTGTAACAACTCCATCAACAACTGAATTTGCTGCAGATGATATTACAGAAGCTACTGGATCTCATTATAATGGCCGCACAATAATCTTCACTACTGGTGCGCTTACAGGACAAGCAACCGACATTACAGCATACTCTTTGGTTTCCAGCGAAGGAAAATTCACAGTAACTGCTCTTACTGAAGCTCCAGCTAACAATGACCAATTTATCATTATATAAGGATGACATAAATGCCGTACATTAACGATGAAGTATTTGATCAGGGGCTTGATTACGCAGATACCAATGGAACGCGCATTGATATTTGCCACACTCAGGAACCCACGACTTATGCAGAAGCTACATCCACTTACACATGTGGCAATAAAACCGGACTGAATACCGGGGCCACAGAAGCAGGAGCCACCGATGGCCGGAGGGTAATTGTTCCAGCGATCACTGACGGAAGCGTAACAGACACTCAAACAGCAGGATGGTGGGCTCTGACTGATGGATCAAGTGTGCTGATTGCTGCAGGAGCGCTTTCTGCAACGCAAGCAGTGACCAGTGGTAACACTTTTACTCTTGATGCTATTTCAATTACCATTAGAGACGCTGCATAGGATTAGATAATGACTGTTACCAGATTAGGGTTATTTGGTACAGCTAGACAACCTTATCATACTTATAGCGGTGGTGGATTTGACCATCCATTTGTTCTTACCGCTACAAGCATTGAAAGTGTATCAGAACTAACTGCTCCAGTTATAGGACAAATACACGCACTATTAAATACCGGAACTCAAAGTACCAGTGAACTCACTTTACCAGTATTTAGTCAAAAATACGCACTATTAAATGTTAGTGTTGAGAGTAATTCTTCTCTCTCTACCCCTCTTGTTGGCCAAAAACATATCTTACTATCATCAAGCGTTGAAAGTTCTTCAGAACTTAGTACTCCGCTTGCTTCTCAGATACATGTATTAGTTTCTGCAGATGTTGAAAGTGCGTCAGAGCTAACTGCTCCTGTTTTATCTCAGATATATTCTTTAACTGCCTCTAACATTGAAAGCATAACAGAACTTACTGCTCCTGTTATTGGTCAAAAACACGTTCTCTTAGGTGTTAGTGTCCAATCTCTTTCCAACGTTTCTAACCCAAAGATGGGTGGGTGGGCATTAAATCTTCCACACACTTTCCAAGGAATATCTTGGACTGCTCTCACTGAAACCCAAACTCCTTCATGGACCCCAATTACTGAAACTCAAACTGCATCATGGACTGATGTAGATGATTCTCAACCATAGGTAAATAATGGCATCAACATATAGCACACAAGGTAGATTAGAGCTTCAGGCTACTGGTGAAAACTCCGGTACTTGGGGCACTAAAACCAATACAAATCTCCAGCTTATAGAGGCAATGGTAGATGGTTATGTAAGTGTTGCTTTTGCAAGCGATGCCAATGATGCCTTAACCACAGCTAATGCGTCTGCCGATGAATCTCGTAATAAGGTTATTAAACTAACCGGCACTCTCACTGCTTCCCGTCTTATGGAAATTCCCGCAGTGGAAAAGGTGTATATCATTAATAATGCAACCACTGGTGGATTTTCTGTAACTATCGGTGTTAGTGGGAATACTGTTGCCACTATAGCTAATGGCTCTATTGGTGTTGTGTATTGTGATGGCACCAATACCTATCAACTAACATATTATGCCCCCGGAGGAACTGATGTAGCGGTCGCTGATGGTGGGACAGGCTCCTCAACAGCCTCAGACGCTCGTACAGCGCTTGGATTAGCAATAGGTACTGATGTACAAGCATATGATGCAGGACTTGCTGATGTGGCCGCTGCGGCTGTTACAGATGGAAATTTTTTAGTTGGAGATGGAGCTAATTGGGTTGCAGAATCTGGAGACACCGCTAGAACCTCGCTTGGAGTTGGAACGACTAATTCTCCTCAATTTGCTGCAGTTAATGTTGGTGCCGCAACAGACACAACCGTTACAAGAGTTAGCGCTGGCCTTATAGCAGTTGAAGGCGATACTGTTACATTAAACACAGCCACCCAAACACTAACTAACAAAACCTTAACATCCCCGGCTATTAATTCCGGCACTCTTACCACAGCGGTTGCTGCTGGTACTTGGACTGTTAGTGGAACGTGGACTATCCCTGCGGTGACGGCTGGCGGTCAAGTAAGTATGGCTGATCAGATCTTATCTCGTCCACAGATTGAAGATTATGCTGAAACTGTTAACGCTATTGGTTCTATTGGCGGCGGTACTCAGGATATTGATCTCACTCTTGGCAATGTTGTTAGCGGCACTGTTGATACTTCCACTACAACATTTACATTCAGTAATCCTTCCGCCACTGGTAAGGCTTGTTCATTCACTCTTTTATTGGCTAATGGTGGCTCTCAAACGGTTAATTGGCCAGCAGAAGTAGTTTGGCCAAATGGCACTGCCCCCACTCTGACTACATCAGGTGTTGATATCTTGACATTCTTCACTGTTAGTGCCGGAACAACTTGGTATGGATTTGTTAGCGGTCAGGCTATGGCATAATGGCAGCACCAAATAATCAGTTTATAGCAGTGGTGATTAATGGAACTGGAGATGTTGAAGGAGATCCGCAGTATTTTACAACACAGGCTCTTGCCGCCGCAGGCGCTAAAGATATGATAAGAAATGCTTCTCAGGGCCGTTCAGTATATGTGTATAAGGTATTTGCTCACATTGACATGACCGTTACATATAATGTGGTGGTTGACTGATGCTTTCTACACGCATGAGGATGAGTGGGGGGCCATCGCCAGATTTATCCTGTACCTATACAGCAGGAGCCTCAAACCTTTTTTCTGGGAATCCGTATACATTCAGTAACTTATCTATTGGGGCTGCTCCTTCATCTGGTGAGAGAAGGTTCGTTTTTGCGGTCTGCGGTGGTCACGATATTGGCTCGTTTCAATCTATGACTATTGGAGGTTCTGCGGCAACATATACGCTTAATAACACAGCGGCAGGTGGTGGACAGAGAGTGACGATTGGCTACCGAGAAATCTCTACGGGAACAACAGCAACTATTGTTTATGATACAAGCTCTAACGGCAAAGGTGGTGGTTGTGCTGTATTTAGGCTTATTTCTGGCACACGTGGGATATCAATCCATGATACCGATCAAGTGGCGGGGACTGGCTCAGAGTTTATTACATTGGACTTTCTAAAAGGTGGCGTCGGCTTTGCCGGAGCGCAAAATCAAGACGGAGGCTCTTTTTCGTGGACCGGGCTTACTGAGCGTTTTGCAGCGGACATGGAGGGTTCAGATTATTTTGAGGCGGCTATGTCAACATTCTCAGCGGAATCCCTTGCCACAACAATCACAGCGGACCCCGGAGCATCCGACAACACGCGCCTTTTAGGCTTATCTGTGAAAAAATTATGAACCGTAAAACCTTCTTTGACGCCATCCGCAATAAACGAAACTGGACTGTAGAGAATGTAATAGGAACTGAATTTCTATTAGACAGAATGGAAGAAGAGCGCATTCCAGTTAATGATGCAGCTTATATGCTTGCAACCGCTTGGTGGGAAACTGGACAAAGAATGCAGCCAATTGATGAAATTGGTGGCTCTAATTACTTTAACAAGAGATATGGCCCCGGCACCAGAGTTGGTAAGGTGTTGGGAAACACTAAGCTTGGTGATGGGGCTTTATTTCATGGCAGAGGATATGTTCAGCTAACTGGACGCAATAATTATGCACGCGCGTCAAAGAAGCTGAATAATGATTTTGTTGCAAGACCTTGGCTTGTTAAAGACCCTCGTTATGCTTGGCCTATTATGCGTGCCGGAATGTCAGAGGGGTGGTTTACCGGAAAGAGCTTAGATGATTACATTGATGATGTTGATGAATCTGATAGCGAAGATTCCCGTGAATACAAAAATGCCAGACGGATTATCAATGGCACAGATAAAGCTTCCACAATAGCTCAGCTTGCGGTGGATTTTGAGTATGCTCTTAGAGTGAGTGGATATCTTGCTGAACCACCCGTATCAGCACCACAAATTAAAAAGCCTGTTTTAAATGAAAAGGTTAAGGTAGAGGTGATTAAAACTAAACCAATCGCACCTCAAATTGATATAAAACAGTCCTTACTACAGTGGTTTTTGGGCTTGTTTAAAAGGAACAAATAATGTTGACTACTCTAGGATCAGTTGCAATCAAATATTTTGGACCACGTGCATTTAAAGCAGTCGCTGCTGCTGTTAGTGCTGGTGCAGGTACGGCGGCTGTAGCCGTCACACAAGCTTGTGATATTGACGCAGCTTTGGGGCCGTATATTGGAACCGCTGGTGTGGCTTTAGTTTCATATCTACTTACTTATATGGTTCCCAATCGTAATGACCAATGAGGAAGAACGTTCGCGGATTGCTAAGCTTGAGTGGCGTATAGACCAGCTTGATAGAGACCGCGTCAGGGAACTCAAAGAGGCAAAAGAGGACCGGGAGAAGTATGAGCATAGAATTAAAAGCCTTGAAAAACAAGGTTATTACGCCCGAATAGGTGTCGGCGTTGCCGTTGTAGTAGGGTGGGTTGCGGTGTATGTATTAAACATAGGCGAGGTTATTAAAGCTTTTGCAGGAAAATGATAATCAAAACACTTAACTGGTTATTTCACGCATCTGTATTCATAATCGCAGCTTTTGCGTCTGTATCACTGTGGTCTACATTACAGGCTACGCTAGCTTCTGAGCCATATGAGATAATTGACTTAAACGTAGAAGGCGAAATATATCCCGGCTCAATAAACAAGTTTATCTATAAGATCGTTAAGCGGGAAGACTGTCCGGGCACATTTACCATCAGGCTACTCGGAGCATCTGGAACATACTACACTCTTGACGAGGGCAACATCGGTGAAACGGAGCCGTCTCCAGACCCGTATGATTTTGTCAAGGAACTGATATTCCCGCCAAGCATTGATCCCGGACCCGCCACTATTTCCGTCGTCGTAGCAACAACTTGTGACCGCTCTGGAGGGGCTGTTGCCCGTCTCCGCATTCCTATTACCATCCACGACATAAAGGACAGGAAATGAAAGCACTGGCCATCATCATAGCGACACTTTTTGTTGCTGCTAGTCCAGCCAGTAGCAGCCCACTGTATAGACTGTACAATGAAATGATTGCTCCTACTGTTAGGATTAATGATAATTGTTCTGGTCAAGTGGTTTATAGTAAATATAATCAAAAGTCAAAAACAGCTAGAACCATTATTTTAACAGCCAAACACTGCACTACAAAAACTAATAATGGGAAATATTTTGAAATTGATATTCCTCAATATGATAAAGGAAATATACTAATTGGCGAAAAATTAATTTTTGCACAACTTCTTGCTACTGACTCTAGTGATCTTGCTCTGCTAGAGGTGACAGATCATATCAATGTTTTTACCAAAATTACTAAGATTGAGAATATTGATACTCTATTATATATTGGTAAGGATTGTTGGGCTTCAGGATACGCTTTAGGTAAATCTATTATGGTTAGCAAAGGATTAATTGGACCTAAAGAATTTGAAAGTGTTGAAGGTAGACCTTTTACACAGTATTTAAGGGCTACTGCACAAATAGCTGGTGGAAACTCAGGTGGTGGACTATATCATCTGTCACTAGATGGATCTTACAAATTGATAGGTGTAGCAACCGCAGGAATTCCAAATAAGGGATTTATCGCAGTTTGGACGCCGCTATCCAATATTATACCATTTTTGGAGAAGTGGGTTCCTAGTTACAAGGTTGACACAGCCAGTCAATAGGAGTACAAGTAAATAACCACAGGAGGTTATTTATGAAGCTCTCTAATAAAGAAGTTGCTCGTAGACTGCGTATTTGGGACAATAGCTCTTCATATGAAGAGGCTGCTAAAAAGATTGGGATAGATAGCAAAACATTTGCTGATTTTCTAAGGCGCTACGGCGACGATGCTCCACAGTTTGATCCTGTGGAAAAGATCGGGATGAAGTCACAACTTTTGTCCACCAAAAAAGAACGTGATGCAGCGCTCAAAAGGGCGGCAGCAGCAGAGAATATCCGTGGGGCACTTCTCAACCTCCCTCCCCCGCGCAAAGCCCCTCCCCGTAAAATTGTGAAACCGTCTGATGGGGCAAGGTCCGTAATTTTGCATCTCAGCGATATTCATTATGGTGAAGTGGTTAAGGCAAGCGAACTTGATGGTGTTAATTCCTATAATCTCGATATAGCAGATAGCAGGATTCAACGAACATTTGATATTGCTGGTGATCTTCTCACCAAATATTGGAATGGGAACCGGGCTGAACATATTCATCTTTGCTTGGGTGGAGACATGGTTAGTGGAGCCCTCCACGAGGAACTTAAACGGACTGATGCACTACAGCCCCTCGCCTCCGCTAGAATGGTGTCTCAGAGGCTCTCAGAGGGCATCTCAGGGCTTTTAAATAAAGTAAAGGCTCCAATGTCCATTTATAGCGTTCCGGGCAACCACGGACGCACTACGCGGAAGCCTGAAACAAAGGGCGCAGCCATTGAATCTCTGGACACAATGGTGGCATGGTTTTTGGAAGATCAATTTAGGTCCAGAAATGATATTCAGGTATTTTATGGAGATAGCATAGATTGCCTGTTTGAAGTGTATGGAAGGCAGTTCCTCCTTACTCATGGTGATCGTATGGGTAGTAAGGGCGGCGCAGGTTTTGTTGGTCCAGTTGCAACCATTCTTCGGGGGCACCAAAAACTATATGCTGACTACGCAGATAGAGGAATTATTTTATATAGAATCCTCACTGGTCATTTCCATACAACATCTAGATTGCCATTAGGTTATTCTAACGGATCTTTAATGGGCTGGAATGATTTTGCTAGAGATATTCGTGCTAGGAAGGAAATTTCATCGCAGAACCTTCTAGTTGTGCATTCTCAACGCGGAGTTATTAATTTTCAGGAAATTCATCCCGGATTACCAGATGAAGGGACTATCTACCAAGGAACATAATGCCACTGCAGAAACTACAGTTTCTCCCCGGCTTTTTTAGAAGGGGAACATCATACTCAGATGCCGGGAGATGGTTTGAGGGTCAGTGGGTTCGTTTTAGAGATAAATACCCCGAAAAGATGGGTGGATGGCAGCAATATTCTTCTAATGCTTTTAGTGGTATATGCAGAAGGCTTAGGCAATTTGCTTCATTAGCAGGCATAACATACACTGCAGTAGGCACATCTACCAAGATGTATGTAGAAACTGGCGGCACCTTTACCGATATTACCCCGGTAAGGGCAACATCTACAGGACTAACCAATCCGTTTGCTAGTGCTGCCGGTTCTTCAGTCATTACAGTGACAGATAGCTCTCACGGGGCTCAGGTGGGTGACGTTATTCTTGTCAGTGGGGCAACTGGATTTGATGACATAACTGCTGATGAGCTAAATATAGAAGCAACTATCACATCCACTGCAGACGCCAACACATTCACTTATGTATGTAACGGCACTGGAACTTCCGGTCTGTCCACTCAAGGTGGCACAGTCACGATAACATACTTGATCACTCCGGGAGCATTTGGATATCCTATTGGTGCTGGTTGGGGTGCACTTACATTTGATAGCGCACTTATAACAAGGCATTGGGGTGCTCCTGCTGATTTATCTGCGGCGTATGGACAAGGTAAGATTACACAATGGACTGCTGAGCCATATGGTGAAGACCTTATATTTCATCCAAGATACGGTAGCATGTATTATTGGGATGCCACCTCGCCAACAGCAAGAGGTGCTTTATTTAGCACATTGGGTGGTCACGCAGACGCTCCAACAACTGTTATTAAGACAATTGTTTCTCCAAAAAGCCGACATGTTATAACACTTGGTTGCAATACTGAGGGTGCCGGTAACTTTGACCCTATGTATGTAAGGTGGTCAGATAATGAATCTGTAGCCAATTTCACTGCCTCTACAACCAACACTGCTGGCTCACAGCGCCTAACTCGCGGCTCTACTATCATAACTGCCATACCAACTAGAGAATTGATCTTAATCTACACAGACACATCACTATATGCTATGCAATGGATTGGTGGTCAGTATGTCTTTAGTATAGATCTTATTGCTGAAAATTCAAGTATTATTGGATTTAACGCTGCTGCAGTTGAGCATGATACAGTGTATTGGCTTGGGTATGATGGTTTTCATTCATATGATGGCAGTGTTACTAATTTAGACTGTGAAGTTGAAGACTATATTCTTAATGATATAAATTATGAATATGCAGATAAGATTAATGCAGGTAAAACTACAAGTTTTGATGAAATTATTTGGCTTTATGTAAGTACAAGTAGCGCTGATGGAGAACCAGATAAATATGTTATTTACAACACTAGAATAAAGGCTTGGTATTATGGTTCTATAGCTCGTACTGTTTGGTATGATAACCAGTACACTAATCAGCCGTTAGCCGCAGGCACCGATGGATATTTGTATTCGCATGAAGTTGGATTTGACGATGGTAGCACTAATCCCCCGCAAGCCATTACATCCTATGTTGAAAGTCTTCCATTTGAATTAGGAAATGGTGATAAGTTTTCATTTATCACTAGAATTATCCATGACATTACCTTCAGGCTAAGAGATGCCTCTACATCCTCCGCTCAAAAAGCCACTATTACACTGAAGGCTAGTGATTACCCCGGTGAAGCAATCCAAGACACTGATTCCGGCACAATCACTAGAACTAATCAAATGGATGTTGAAGAATATACAAGATACACAGATCTCAGATTACGCGGTCGGCAATGCAAGGTTAGATGTGAAAGCACAACACTTGGGTCAAGCTGGCGTCTTGGCACTCCTAGGTTAGAAATGCGTGAGGACGGAAGAAAATGAATTCAGATGCGGCAAGGCTTCATATCAGCAAGGCACCAGATGAATACAATGCAGAATTTCTTGATAGGCTGTCTACTGAATTGGATAATGTATTGAAGCGTATGCTATCACCCGGCGTTGTAAGGGCGTCAAAACTTAATATTAGTCAGATACCAACATCAGCCACCGGATTACGTTCTGGTGATGTTTGGTCAGATTCTGGCGTTTTAACGATTGTGAGTTAATAAAATGGCATCTCAAGCAACTAATTATGATCTACAAAAGCGTGGAGCGTCTATTAATGAGCTTCTATCTGTTGGTGTGCCAATGTCTCAGATATACAGTAATCTTGCAGCCCCCGCTATTGCTGGAGCCGCTGGCGGCGCTTTAGGTGCCGGTGCTGGTAGTATGGGACTAGGTGGCTTAGCAACAGGCGCTAGTGGTGCAGCATTAGGTGGTATCAGTCCTATTGCTTTATCTGAGATGGGCGCTGCAGGTGCCGCCGGTGGTGCTGCCGCTGGCGGCGGTGGTCTTATGGCTCTTATGGCTGCTCATCCTATTATGACAATTCTCGGTGGTCTTGCTTTGGGTGCCGGTGCAACCAGCTTGTTCGGTGGCAAGGGGCAGAGCGGTGGTCCTCCTGCTGCAGCTAACATTCCCAATAATCCTTGGGACCCTAGTAAGGGTGTGTCGGTGCCTATTGGCTATAATCCCCTTATTGCTGGTATGCAAGAACAGGATTTTAGTAATAAGGAATGGGTGCCTATGAGTCAGGCTATGCCTAGCGATGCTCAGACTGAAAAGAAATACGCAGATGGAGGTGTGGTGCCTGCAGCAGTTCCCCAGAATGTCCCAATGCCTCAATCTAGTTTTGGAAACCGTGGAGGATTAACTGGACTTCAATCAAAAGGCGGGAGTGGTCAAGCGCAACGAGAACTGTCCTCTAATGGTAATATTAGGATGAATAGTATGCCGGGATTTGATATGAATAGAGCTATTAATGGAGTTCAAGGAGCATTAGGCCAACAAGAGCAACAACCCGGACCTGTCATTCAACCCGGTCCAGATGTTGGGCCGATTAATTACGGTATTGGTCAAGAGAACAAGCGCGGTAATCCATCGTTTGGCAAGTATGGCGGAATGGGTATTCGCAGTGGAATGTTTGGAAATAATCAAGACTCTAGACAATTTGGATTCCAGCGTATGGGATTGGGTAGAAGGTTTGCAGAAGGGGGTATGGTTCCGGCACCTCTCCAGAAAGATATGGGTGAAAACCGTGGAGATATTGATACCATCATGCCCCCCCAAACAGGTGGACCTAGCAATAAAGAATTGATCGCAATGGCTGTTGGGGCCATCAAGGGTAAGGAACCTGAAGCTCAAATGATTCTGGCTATGTTTGTTAAGAGATTTGGTCAGGAAGCCTTGCAGGATCTAGTTGGTCGCATTCGCAATAGTGACGCTCCCGACACTGCGGGGAGAGTTATCAGTGGACCGGGTGGCCCTAAAGATGATATGATACCAGCAGTGATTGATGGACAGGAACCCGCTAGGCTTTCAGCCGGTGAATATGTTGTTCCTACAGACGCTGTTAATAAGAATGGTGGTCCATCCGGTGTGGAGAAGAAGCTTGGACTTAGTTGAAATATCCTTAATTCCATCCAATAAGGTCCATTTAATTTGGCCTCAAGCCGGTCCACTTATTGAGAAGGCGCTAAATATTACTCCCGGTAGATGGGGTTCCGGTGATATATTTATGCAATCATCAGAAGGCCATCAAGGTTTGTGGGTTGTTATGAAGGAAGATAAGGTAATTGCCGCATTTACAACCCGTATTTATGAAGTACCACAGGCCAGAGTATGTTCTGTTGAGTGGGTTGGTGGTGAACAAATGGAACTATGGGCAGATCAAGCCGTGGAGATTATTGAAGATTATGGCAGGGCTGCAGGATGTAACAAGGTTGAAGGCCACGGCAGAATGGGCTGGAGTAAGTTAATGAAAAAGCATGATTGGAAGTTTTTGGCAATTAGCCATGAGAAGGATATACAATGAGCAAGGGTGGCGGCGGGGGTGGAACCTCAACAACAATTTCAGATCTTCCAGACTATCTCAAGCCATATGCTGAAAGGTCGCTTGCCAGAGCAGAATCTGAATCACAGAGACCATATCAAACTTATGGCGCTCAAAGGATTGCTAATCAGTCGCCTGACACACTTGATTCCTATCAAGGCATTAGGGATCTTAGTCAGTCTGGCTTAGGTGGGCTGAGTTCTGCGGCAAGCCTTTGGGGAGATTCTGGAGCAAAAGCTGGACAGTTTGCCAATTATCAATCCGGTAATGTCAATACAGTTTTCAATCCAAATGCTATTAATTCCTATGATGTAAATGCTGGACAATGGGATCAGAATGCTGCTAATCAGTATATGAGCCCATATATTAATAGCGTAATTGAGAGACAGAAACAGGGTGCTATTCTTGATTGGGAGCGCACAAATGCGGCAAGAGGTGGAGATGCTATTAATGCAGGTATGTTTGGTGGCGCTCGTCACGGAGTAGCAGATTATCTCTCACAAGAAGGATTGAATAGAAGTCTGCAGGATATTGAAGCCAGTGGTCTCAATCAAGCTTGGAATCAAGCACAAGGCATGTTTGGAAGCGATAGGGATGCCGCATTGCAAAGTGGTCTTGCTAATGTGGGGAATTATTTGACAGCACAACAGGCAACTGAAACTGGTAGGCAGTATGGTGCAGATTATCAGCAGCAGGGACAGGCACTAAATGAACAGCTTGCTCAATCTGGTGCAAAAATCGGGTTGGCTGGATTGGATGCACAACAGGCTGCAGCACAGGGCTTGGCTCAGACACAGCAGCAATATGATGATATGATTATGGGAAGAGCTAATGCTCTCGCTACTATTGGCGATAAGCAGCAGCAATATGACCAGATGTCTATGGATCTAGCTTATAGTGATTTCCAGAACCAGCGGGATCAGGAACGTCAAAATCTTCAGTTCCTTAATTCTATTATGGCTGGTGTTCCTGTTAGTGGTATGGGTACTGTAACAGAATATAATCCACAGGATAATATGTCTAATTTGATTGGCCTTGGTTTGGGTAGTTTGGGCGCTTACCAACAATATAAAAACGCACCCTCGTAGGAAACATAATGCAAAATCCTAATGATCCACAACAGATCTATGCAATGATTGCAAAGCTTCCAGATAATGCTCTGCAACAGGGCATGGCTTCACCGCAAGCTCCCCCGCTGATTAAACTCGCCTTGATGACCGAATATGGATACCGCCAGAAAGCCAGACAGGGGCAATCCAGTGAGCCGTCTGCTCCAACAGATATGATGACTGAAATGGCTCAGGGAATGTATCAGCCTTATCCGGCACCAAAGTATATATTACCAAAGCTTATGGGTGGTGGTATTGCATCCTTGCAGGGTCCACAGAACCAAGGAGCAAACCCACAAGCACCGAATAAACCAGATCCTACTAGCAACGCAGGAATAGGTAATATGTTTAATGCCTCTAATGGTGGTATGGGTTAATGGCGTATAATAGTCCATATATTGCTGGACTAAAAACATCTCTCACTGAGAAGCAAAAGAGATCTGATCCCTTTTATCAAGCCTATCTTGAGCAACAGGCAGAAGCTGAAAGATATGGTGGGCTACCGCCATTATCTCCATTAAATAAGTTGAGCGGATTGGCTGCTCTACAATCTGCAATTGATTTGCAGGCTGCTCAGCAAGTAAGTCCTATGAAGCAGTATGCAGAGGGCGGCTTGATTGTTGGTGGAGTTAATATATCTGATGAAGAGCTAGATAAAATGGCTCGTACTGCATATGCTGAAAGCACACAAGCAACTCCAACAGAGCGTAAGCGTATTGTCAGTACAATGATTAATCGCGCTGCTATTGATAATAAGCCAATATCGGATGTTTTGACAAAAAGTCAATATAATGCCGTTGGTAACAGCCTATATAATAAAGCTCCAAAAGCTGCTCTTGATGCAATCAAATCTCAAATTAAAGACATGATTGCCACTAATGATATCACCACCGATACTCACTATGTAACG